TCCGTGTTCAGTGGACCAAAGCTGCGGCCCTCGACACGGAGATGGAAAAGGAAGAGGTTGACCCAGGCATCTATCTCCCGAGTCTCGTCAACCTCAAAAAGACGGCCGAGAAACTCAGAATCACGAAAAAGAATTAAAGCTTCAATTTTCATGTAAAAATATGGAAGTTTCAGTCCAACTCACGTGTCCCTGTCGTCCCGGATTTTGTTATAAAAATGCCGTGTCACTCGTTCAGCACAAAAGGTCCAAGATACACAAGACCTGGGAATCTTTACAGGAAAACAAGCAGGACAAGGTACGTTCAAAGCAATTTGAAAACGAAATTGAGAGACTCAAGCGCCGTCTGACGCACAAAGAGGAGATTGAGTCTGAACTCCTTGCTCGGATACATCAACTCGAATATGAGCGAGACTATTGGAAATCTCAGCTTGATGGAGTGTACGTGAATTAGTCATTTAATATTTCTCTCAATGTACTAAAATGGACCTTTTGAACGAGTCCGAGCGCCGATTCACGAAAAAGCTTTGTGACGCTATGATTCCCGTGATGATCGAAGCCTTTTGGGAGATTTGGCTCGAGGCCAAGAAGGAGTCCCAGGGCAAAAACACCACGCGAGTCTTCCAGGAGCTTTTGAGAGGCGTCAAGACCTGGAACTCTTCAATTTCACTCAAAAATACAGATGCCATCATCAAGAACCAGCCCCTGTTCCCCAACCTTCTGGCGGCTGTCTTTGTGATTCACGTCAAGATTCTGAGTGCGATCAGGACCGACAAAAATTCTAAAAAGATCAGTATCAAACTTCCGGCCAACGACGTCTTTGTTCAGCGATGCTACGAGGCGTGTGCTAAGGACTTGTATGAGAGTCCCAGTATCATCGTGGACCAAAAGTCCGAGGAGGAAAGAAAAGAGGTCTTGACTGCCCGATTTTGTAAGAGGATTGGCGAAGTTATTGAGGACCTAGTCCCAACTGCCGAGATTCTCAATACGTACCTTCCCCTTCCAGCAGCCGGGGAGGACCTGGATATGGATCATGAGGACGAGGACCCGGAGGGTGATGAGGACGTACCCGATTTAGCTGAGGACGAGGGCGTTCCGTTGGGAACGCCCGCGAGTGAAAACCTCGACACCCTTCCCCAAAACACGGGAAACATGGAATTTGGAAAGACACCAGGCGGTGTTGATACCGCCGTAACAGTCAACAACTCTTTGACGCCCCCGAGCGTTCCAGGGGGCACTCCGGCCGATGACGGGGAGTCCCTGTTCCCAGACGCGCCCACAAAAATTCAAAAATTAAACCACTCTTAGTAATAGATGGACCAGTATTGCCGTGAGCCTATGAGCGCCGCTGCCATTGCCGTAGCCGTCGTCGTTGCTTACGTCTATTTAACTTCAAAAATGAATAACGAGACGAAGAAGAATTCAGACTATTTCAAGCCTGCTTTCTTGGTTGGTCTGCTCGTGTACTTTATCGTGAGCCAAGGTCAGGGTGATTCTGGACCAGTTATGAAGGAGCCTTTTTAAAATTGTAAACTGGCTACGCTAAACAACTTAAGGACTGCGTCCTTAAGTTGGGTTATATGACCACCATAAAAGCCTTCGATGATATGATGACCCAGTTCCTCGGGGAACTCAGTAACGTGTTTCCCGACGAGCCTGCCAAGACGGGACCAGATTGCAAGACGTTTATGAAACAGGTTGCACCATGGGCCGGTCAAATGACGTCCCGTGACGATTCTTTCTTTTGTGACGAGAATGAGTTTGCAAAGAGTCTGAACCTTCCGGCCATCTGGAAACGTGAGGATTGTTCGGCCAACACGAAACAGGCCATATGGCAGTATCTTTCGTCCCTGTACATGATTGCGACGACTCTGAGTATGTTCCCTCCAGAGACGCTCAGTGCCATCGAGGCTGCTGCCGAGAATTGTGCCAAGAACCTAAAGATGGGTCCAAACGGTCAGCCGGACGAAGCGTCTTTGATGGCCAGTGTCAACAGCATGATGAGTCAGATGATGAGCGGCGGTGGCGCCGGGAACCCGTTCGCGGCCTTGCTCGGAGGCGGGACCAGGGGCGGGAGGTCTCCTCCCCGGCTCCCCCCTTCAGGCAAAAAGAAAAAGAATCTCCGTAAGTAGAAGAAAAGAATGGATCCCAAAGAAGTCTTCAAGTCGAGTGACCTTTTGACTTTTTGGCCCACGGCAACACAGACGGCGAATCAGCGCGTCTCGGCGACGACCCGTTTCATTCTGTATGCCGTGTGTGTCGTGTACCTCATCAACCGAGATACGCGCGTCTTTGCGCTCGGAGGTATAGCCCTCGCGATTCTATATTACATGTGGACCACGAATATGATTAAGGACGGTTCCCTTCGTTCGACGATAGGAGACGCTCGATACTCGACCATCTTCCGTCCAGATGTGACTCTTCCAACGACAGAGAATGTCATGGGCAACGTGCTTTTGAGCGATTACGTAGACAACCCAGACCGACCAGCCGCCGCGTGGTACCCGAGCGTGCGTGACAAGGTCCAGAGCGCGTGGAGCCAGATTCACCCGTTTGAGCGTCAGCGCGATGCCGAGCGTAATTTCTACTCCATGCCATCAACAACTATTCCAAACGACCAAACTGGCTTTGCTCAGGCGGCCTACGGCAAACCATTCGCGGCCAAGTGTCACGACCAGGGCGGCGCGGCTTGCAACCCAGACCGGTTCTACTCCGCCTTCCCCGAGCGTGTTCAGATGGAGGCTGGAAATTAAATATGAGTCTAGATTAATAATGCCTCAGTTTAGCTATTTGCCTCTCGTCAACGAGAAGGGTGTGTTTTATGGCCCAGCTCAGGTTGTCCTCGAGGACAAGACGAGCGTCGAGGACTCTCTCCGCGAACAGACGACAACTTCGTGGAAGAAGGGATGGTCCGAACAGACGTACGACTTTCCCAACACGTACGTGACTTTGCCTTTGCGCGTCATCGACTGGAACCCTATCAACACGTTCGGCGAGTACCAGAACGACCGCTTTGCTCAGCGGTACTACACCAAGGAATGCAAGACGTGGAACCGGTAACTCCTCCCCAAGGCCTTTAGGCTTTGTGTTCCCCGCAGGACTCCTGTGTTCCCAAGGACTAAAAAAATAGTGAATAAGCATAAGAAACGATGGACCCTCTCGTGATGGCCGCCGTTGTTGGTCTTGTGTTTGCTGGGAAGACGCTCGCGGACGGAAACGAAACGCCCGCTCCCCCAACAACCACGAAACCCAAAGCCCCTCTGACCCGTCGGGACGTTGACATGATGGCCGACTCAGTCGGTCACCGCGCAGACGCTTTCGACCTTCGGAACACGAATCCGAACTTTGGACGCCGAATTAACGATTGGCGCCTCCAACCCAAGGAGGCTGTTCCGAACCTTCAGGACGTGACTCCTACAAATTCCCGCTTTCCCTACGGTCAGCCCGTGTATGACCTGTACAACCGCGAATACATTACCAATAAGCAAAACAACGTGTCGCCCCTTGAAACTCCTATGAATATCGGTCCAGGTCTTGGTGTTGGCCCGAACGTTCTTGCAGCTGGCGGCTTCCACGATTACTTCCGAGCACTTCCCACAAACATCAACGAGGAGCGCCTCACGACGCTTGAGGGCCGAATGGGTCCTTCCAACCCCGTCGTCAAGAACGGCGGTGCTGCATATATCGGAGACATTACACACCAGGCTGCCCAGACGAAGACGGCCTATCGCGACCCGGGAGCCTACGGTGGCGGCGGTGCTCAGAGCGCCCTCGTCGCTCCAGAGGGGCGTCCCAACTTCCTCAAGACCAAGAAACCAACGATTCGGTCCGAGACGGGTCTGCGTACTGATACCCTCTCAGACGGTCCTCCACAATACAACGTGCAACAGCCGTACGCCGAGGGAAAGACGTGCTACACGGACATCGACTTGACCCGGTCTTCCGGGTACCGTACCAAGCCCGACCGGGCGGCAAACGGTGCTCGTATGAATGTTCGCAACGACCCCGTCAACCAGGTGGGTGCGGCGACACAGCTCCGCATCGAGTCCGAGCCCGTACAGCCAGGACCCATGGCCATCACCGGTTCAAACCAGGGCCGTGGTACCTTGCCCCCAGAGTTTGACGATCCACTCAACGAGTTCAAGGCGAACCCCAATCCACGTGCTTCGAACGGATTCTTGGACATTGCTATCCAGCAGCTCGAAAAGAATCCTTTGGCGTACTCATTGGCCGCTCCGAAAAAGGCCGACCCCGAAATGGGTACATCTCCTTTTAACACGGTTTCCGTCAACTAA